TAGTTGTAGTGAGCTATAGTTGTAGTGAGCTGTAGTTGTAGTGAGCTGTAGTTGTAGTGAGCTGTAGTTGTAGTGAGCTGTAGTTGTAGTGAGCTGTAGTTGTAGTGAGCTGTAGTTGTAGTGAGCTATAGTTGTAGTGAGCTGTAGTTGTAGTGAGCTATAGTTGTAGTGAGCTGTAGTTGTATATAAGAGGTATTACCCCCTTATATCTTTTTGAAAAATTATTATCATAACTAAGATAATGACCGCTAGATAATCATGCTTCATTATATCAACCTTTTAGGAAAATCACCACGTATTTTTAAATTTTTAAAAGTACTGCCAAATTGATGGATACCCGTAGTTTTATACGTAAAATAATCTTCATATATAACTAAACTATCATTTAATTTAATATTATAATGATTGCCTTTATAATTAGTTGAATTCGCTATAACTTTTTTAATGAAATCAAGTTTATCTTGCATAATTATATCTCCTTATAATCTATTAAAAAATTAATAGGTATTGCACTATCTATTTCTTTTATACAGGTATCACGTTTTTGTAAGTAGTGAATTATATCTTTTTTTGTAGTAAACATTTTTTTATCCTTTTAAGTTTTCATATAGTCAATTAAATCTGAACCGGCTATATAAAAACCGTTTACCACATAATCGTCACTCATATTTATATCAAAACCAAACTTAATAAATAACTCTTCATTTTTGAAAAATTCAGCGATGTCATTATATGTATATATCGTCATTTCATCAGTTTCTAATCTATGAATATCACACTCATATTTTTTATTGTATTGTAATTTATATTCTACACTCATTTTTTATCCTTTTTTAAAACATTTTTAAATCTAAATCAATATCAAATGCTAGATATATAAAAATAGCACTTAATACAACTATTAACACTAACATTTAATTAACTTTTACAGTGACATTTAAGTCACTCTCAAATTTTTCTTTATCAATGCTATTATAAAAAGAAGCTGGTTTATCTTCTTTTTTCCAGTTAAAACTTAAAATATTATTATGATTATAATAAATAAAATTATCTAATAATTGATAATATTTATCATTATTTAATAAGTATTTTAAAATTAAAATATTTTTTTTATATATTTTTATATCGTTTTCTAACTGTTTTCTAATGTTAATTAAATCTCTTTTACCGTCTTCAATAGCTCTAGCTTTTTGTAATTTTATGATATCTTTTTTGATATTAATAGGTATAGTATGTTTAACTCTCATATTATTATTAATAGGTTTCAATTCTAATAAATAATAATTTTCTTCAGTTAAATATTCACTATTACGACATTTATCACAATATTTTAAATCAGTTGATATATCGTATAATTTGCCACAATAGCCACAAATTAGAGTATTTTTTCTTTTTAATTCTAAAGCATTATAACCTTTAGAATTAAATATAATATATTCATATTCTAAATAACGTTTATTATCGTTACCATTAAATTGATCATTAAAAATATAACCATAATCTACACTAACTTTTATAATATCGTCTTTATATGAGTTATATAAAGCTTTATAACCTAATAAATATTTATATAAAAATTTATCATACGTTGAAATTTTATATTTTTTTATCATATAAATATAATCATCTAAATAAATGTCATTGACTTCTTTATATGAGTTATCTAATATAATTTCAATTAATTTATCATTATATAACTCATTACCATATAAGGCTAAATTACTATTTAATTGTGTTATATAATCATCTTTTAAACCTATTAATTTGCTATTAAAAAGTTTAATACTAATTTCGTTTAATTGAGCTTTTGTTAAGTTATACATTTTTTAATCCTTTTATTAATATATTTTTAAAACTATTGAGGGCTTTATTTATTTTAGCCTCTTTAGATTTAGTCTGTAAGTTTAAAATAGCTTTATATGTTTTTTCTAAATCAATCATATTTAAATCACTATAACCATAATTTTTGCCAAGATAAAATAAATCTATATTTATATTGTCATTTGGTATGATAATAATTGTAAATTTATCAAACTCACCCGTTAAATACACTCTTAATTTTAACATTTTAAGCACCTCTTAATTTTGAATTGAGTGAAATTATGACACATAACTAAAATAAAGTCAAACGAAAAATTAAACGAAAAGTAAAACTGTAATAAAGATATTTTTAAGCATTTAACATAAATTAACACTAACAAACTACTAACAGTTTTTGTTATTTAACGTTTTCTGTTATAAACCGTTTTCGTTATTTAACGTTATTTAACAGCGTGTTATTTAACGTTATTTAACTATAACCGTTTTCGTTATTTAACGTTTTCTGTTATAAACCGTTTTCGTTATTTAACGTTTTCTGTGTTTTAACGTTTTTTAACATAACCTTAAATGTACCTTAAATAGGGACAAAATTGAAAAAGCCTTAATAGATAAATAAAGTCGCCCCAAAAATTCCCAACAATTTTCAAGATGATTTCTAAAGCTTATATGTTATAGCTTAGCGGTTAAGTGGTTGAGTTGATTTAAGTAACGCTTATCAAATGTAGATAGGTATTGCTTAATATAGAGTTCATCTGCTTCAGCTTCTTTGAGCATTGATGTAGGTGTGATTGAGAATAGTGGTATGATGTTTTTACTACCTTTACGTTTACTGAACACATGTCCTTTAGCCATAAATGCACCTTTCATGGTTCTACGTTTACCTTTTAGCTTATAACTAACACCTTTTGTGTACTTACCTGTTGGTGTATACATTGACCACTTTGCACCAAAGTCAGCAAGGTTTATTGAACGTGATACCATTCCAAACTTTGTAGATAGATTATTAACATTAGCAGTGGTGTTCCACGTATATCGTTTTAAATCTGAGGATTTTATAGCCCATTCTTTACGCATACCTTGTTTTGATACAGCTACTTTACGACCAGCTCTGTTAGCATCATTCATAGCTCTTGATATAGCTCTGTTATTAACTTTATTGAATTTATCAAAATCTTCAATAACTACATCCAATCCATGAAACTCAACATCAACCATCAAATACTCCTTATTTGTAATTATATCCAAAACTGAGATTTTTCAAATCTGTAGTTTTTTCAATTTTGAGGACTCCCATATTTTGAGAAGGTGGTATTTTGAGTGATAGGGATAACGTAAACATACCTAGAAGCCACGAACTGCCACTAACTAATACCTAACCATACCTTGATAGGTTTAATGTCTACAAAGCCTTTATTTGAATTATCAATTTTATAATCAAATTTAAAATCTAAGAGGTCTTGTTCTGATTTATGTTCATCAGGTGTTAAGTTATAATCTTCAACTCTGACAGTAAAAACATCGAACTTTTCTGATAAAACCTCGTACTCCCTCTTAAACCTCCAATCAGAAACAACAACACACTCAACATCAGGTAAATTATCAATCAACAAATCCACCCAAACATCCTTACCGAACCAAGACTGCATCACCTCAGTTCCAAATTTCTGTAAAGCTGTTCTAAAATCAGTACAAATCAAATTACCAACTTTAATATCCAACTCCTGATTTTTAAAGTTTTCTAACTCACTCATTTTTAAAGACAGGGTTTCAGCTAAAATCATTTTAAGAGGCTTAGCAAAACTAAGCTTAGTTATTTTTAACATATCACTGACATAATCTTTACCACTTCTTTTAAGACCACTTATTAAAACAACCTTCATTTTAAAACTCCTTAGTTTTTACGAAAATACATTTTTGACCCCACTTATATTACTATATAGAAAATATAAAAAAATGCTATTATTACCTATATTCCCTATTACCAATATTTATAAATATAAATGTAACTTGTAACTAAAAGTATAAAAACAACCTATTTTAGGGGTTTTCAAGAGGTTTCACTTTTAGTTACGTTCTAGTTACATTTTAAACCTGTTACCAAGCCTTGTTATTTTCGCTCAATAATGTAACCCCTCTTCGTAACCCCTTTTTCTTTAAAGATTTTATTTATAGCGTCCTTAATAAAAGGCTTTAAAAAGTACTTCTTATACTCAAAAGGCTTTATAGAGGTCTTAGCTGTAAGGTACTCATATATGCGTCTTAACAGATTATTGCTCCATAAACCACTCTTACAAGCATCTTTAATCTCTTTAAGTGATATATTAAAGTCAGACTCATCAATATCTAACAGGTCTATAATTCGTTCATAATCAAGTTCATTGATAGCTTTACCAACTAATGCTAGGTCTGATGTAGTCTGTTCAATCACTGATTGTTTAGCTTTACTCATTGGCATTGGAGTTGTTGCTTTGTTTACATCTAGTTTAATGTTAAGAAGATAATTACCAAACTTCAAAGCTTCTTTTTTTGCTTTTTGATAACTCTTATCACCTTTCCACCAATCACATTTACTCAATGATTTATTTGATACTATGAAGTTTGTACGTCTATCATCCATATCAGCTTCTACAGGGTTAGGTTTGTTAGAGTTAATGATAATGTTTAAGAAGTTATCAATAGCTATCTCAGGCATATTCTTTTGATTAAGTCTAAGTACAGGGTCAGTAACCATAGCTTTAACTCTACCACTTACACCATGTCTTGAGTGATAATCAGAAGCTATCTCGTTTAGGTGTAGGAATTGCACATTAGATATATAAGAGTTGAATGAACTCTGTAAATCACTATCACCTACATTTAAAGAACAGTTAGGTCTACCAAGCATATCAGCAATAATATCAACTATCAATCCTTTACCACTTCCACTAGCTCCGTAGAACGCCCATGCAACTCCTGTACGCCCACCAATCTGAATTATATAAGCTAACCATTGAATAAAATGCTTTTTAGCTTTCACATCACTCTCAAAAAGATTATCCAATACTTTATTTATGGTCTTAGGTATTTTCTTAATCTTACCAACATCACTAAAATCAACACCACTATATGTATTTATAGTAGGGTTACCAAACTCATCAACTCCATCACGACCATCACGTTTAGTTGGATTGTATTCAACATTCTTAGCAGGTATAGTACATAATTTATCACTTACATCAGAATTATTCATATACCCACTTTTACTAACGCAGGTTTGAACAAAGTTCTGTTTATTGTAATAGACAACCTTACCATTTAATATCTCAGTAAATGCACCAAGATTACTAGCCCATACAACTTCTCCTTTAAACAGCTCACTGAGACCCTCAGCGTCATCAGGTGTCTCTTTAAGCATCTCTCTCATAGTACCCATACTAATCTTCAAACGCTTCTTAATCTGCTTCATAACACGCTCTAACTCTAAAGCCCCACCTTTCTGAGCTTTACGTAATAGTGTACGTACTTCCTCATCTTCCATGTCACCACCAATGTCATCACTAACATTCTCAGGTACAGGATTTTCCATTTTATCACTAAGGTATTTTTCATACCCCCACTTGATACGACTTGTCATTAACTTAACTTCACGAGCTGTACCACCTAGATACTTCTCAACATAGTCCATACCATTTAACAATACCTCATCAAGTTGTAAACCATTTCTAAAATCTCTCATAGCATATCGTAGTGTTACATCATGTATTTCACCACCCTCAACTTTTTGCCATTGAGTACGTGCTTTCATCTTTACCTTACTATGTTCAGCCATACTAAGTAATAGTTTACGCATCTTTTTAGGCATTTTCTTATATACTTGACCAACACGCTTATACATAATATTCTTATCTTTACCTAAATAACTATCAAATATTATCCCACCATCTGAACGAACATCAACTAAATTACCATATGCTGATTTATTTACAAAGTCTGAGCTACGTTTATCTTTAAAGTAGTAGTGATAACCTCTCTTAGTTTCAACAGTTGGTGTCATATCTTTTAGGAATTTACGTAATCGTTTATCAATTTCACCTAAATCTTTAGTATCAACATCAACTACAATTAAACCATCACCTGTACGAATAGCTCTAGCATTAGCCTCACTCTTATTGAGTTTACCCCAGCCACCTCCAAAGTACACTGTTTTCTTTTTAGCTTCTTTATCCCAACTAAGTTTTGCATAAATATATCTATCTTTCATATAACACCCTTTCACAATGTCTCAATAAGTTCTTAAAATTATGATAATCATTATCACTTAGAACAGTCTCAGGAAAACCAAAATCATCACCATAAACAATCAATGTGTTGTTATATGATAGTTTTCCACTTTTGAACATACTATCAAACTGTTTAATATGTTCTTCACGTGTTACAACACAAACATCAGTACGTCTTGTATCATAACCATAAATATCACCCCAATAGTTTGCCGATTGATATGTTGGAGCTATTACTAATTTCATTTTTTTACCATCCTTTACTTTTTTATTCATTTAAAGTATAATAACACTTTAGTTTAATATCTAAATCTTTCACAAAAGCCTCTTAACGGAGGCTCACACTATTATCACTTAATCTCATTCATAACTACATGACGCACTAATCTACTAATGTTAGTATTTTTACGTTTACAGTAGTCTTCAATTTTTTTGAATTCAGATTTAGTAACTTTAAAACCTATAACTTTATCACGTTTTTCACGCTGTAATTCATACTCATCACTCATAATAACTCCTTTCAAAATTTTTAAAAGTATATCCTATATTATGTATTAAGTCAAACTTTTAGTTTTACGTTTAGTTTAACTTACATTTAAGCTTATGTGTGTCACAATACAAAATCAAAACAAAAAGGAGTGACAAACAAATGTCTAAAACTATGATACTAGCTTTCATTGAAAGCCAATTTAATATGATGTCTGCACAAGACAATAAAGAGCGTTTACATTATATTGTAGCAGGAATTAAGGATGGTGAGCTATACGACTTATCAGGTAACACGTATGGTAAACTAGATGGTATTGAAGATACTGAATGGATTACTAAAGAAGATGGTGAACTATCACGTATCACAAGTGCTAAGATTGGTAAAGCTAAACACGCATTTAAAGCGTTTGCTGATAAAGTATTAGGTGTTGAACAAGAAGATGAACCTACTGTTAAACAAGAAGATGAACCTACTGTTAAACAAGAAGATGAGCCTACTGTTGAAGATGAAATCGATATTGATGCTGTTGTAAAAGCTTGTAAAAAAGCAATTAAAAAAGGCAATCAGAAAAAAGCTATGAAGTTAGCAAACAAAATTGAGACAGTTGATGTTAAAGCATACAAAAAACTTATGAAAAAAATAGGAGATATATAATGACGTATAATGAATATGTTATACAAGCTACTAAAATGGGCTTGGAGGTTAAAAGTGAAGAACATTTTAACAAGTATTTTAAAGAAGCTGAGAAAGTATTTGAAGTTATTGAAAATGTACTTGATGTTTTAATGGATGATAAATCTGATTATGAACGTGGTGTTGAAGATGGTCGTAAGCAAGTGCAAGATGATATTGATGCTACTGAGAAAGTTAATGAACAGCTAAGAAATTCTCAATCTAAATTTGGAATTGGTGAAGCAGTATTTGATACTGTTACAAACTTCTCAGGTTTTATTACAGCTATTACTACAACAGTTGATGGTGATTTTTATAACATTGAAAACGAGCATGGTATTCGTACTATTAGTGAAAAAAGATTGGAGACAGTGCAATGAGTGAAAAAATGAAAATTAAAACTCCTATTGGTGAGTTATTGTATGTTGCTGTGCGTGGTACAGGAGCTCAAAACTATGATGGTGATGGATATGAGTATAAAGCTTCTATCAAATTGCCTAAAAAAGATGGTAAAAAACTTTACAAAAAGATTGTAGATTTTTTCAATGAAAATAAACCATCTAAATGTAAAGATGATGCACCTGCTAATAATATCTATCATAAAACAGATGACGGTGATATGCTTTTTACTTTTAAAACAAAAGTTGAGTTTGATGGTAAACCTGTAAAAGTTCGTATTTATAACTCTAAAAATGAAGAAAAAGAGCCTCCTGAGGGAACATTGATTGGTAATGGTTCAAAAGGTGTTATTAGTGGGCAGTTAGCTGTCTATTCTAACAAAAAAGGTGATAATGCAGGTGTTAGTATGTTCTTAAATGGTATTCAACTTGCTAAGTTTGTACCTTATGTACCAGACTCAGGGTTTGATGAGATTGATGGTGAGTTTGAAGATTTCGATAACGCTGATTTTCCTGACCAAGAGAAATCTAAGAAAAAGAAAAAAGGTAAAAAGAAAAAAGGTAAAAAGAAAAAAGGTAAAAAGAAAAAAGATTAACCCTTTATGGGGTTAGTCCACATGATGATGGAGTTAGACGCTAACTTAGATTGGTTTCCACCCCTTTACCAACATAGGTGCAAATCCTATCATCATCAACAAAACTTTCGTGCGAATATACCCTCATGCACACCTCTTAATTTTATGAGGGTATATTACTTATTTAATAAATGAACTTTTAGGAGTTTATCTATTAGTTAAGTAATGAATGATACATAGTTAATATCCATTAGTGGCGTTATTGTAATTCTATGTAATGTCAATCAGCTTAATATTTTTTATTAAAAGGTGGTGTGTTGTGTATAAGTTTCCAAATAAACCGATGTTTTTAGATATTGAGGTATATCCAAATTATCTACTATTTGCTTTTAGAAAAAATCAAAAACTCTATACTTTTGAGGCGTATGATAGTGCATTTTCAGCAGGTGATATTAAGAAGATGAAGAAGCTCCTGACTAAAAATACTATCGTAACTTTCAATGGTAAAAAATATGATGAACCTTTAGTACAATATGCTCTATTAAAAAAAGCTACAGCTAATCAAATTCATTTAGCAAGTAAATCTATAATTGAACAGAAACAACACTCTTATATGATATATCGTACAGCTAGAATAAGACGTGATGATTTAATTGATATTGACCATATTGATATTATGGATGTTGCTAAAGGTAGTGCTTCTTTAAAATTATATGGTACACGTATTCACTCTAAAAAGTTATGGGAATTACCTTTTGACCCTATGAAACCTGTTACTAAAAAAGAAGCTAAGAAGTTGAAACAGTACTGTGAAAATGACTTGATAGTAACTGAAGATTTATGGAATGTATTGAAAACAGATATAAATCTTCGTATTGATATGAGTAATAAATATGGTTTAGATTTACGTTCATTAAAAGGTGCTAATATTGCTCAAAATGTAATATTAAAAGAAGTTGGTTATACAGGTGCTAGAATGTCACCTCCTCCATTCATTAAAATAAAATTACCTAAATATATAAAGTTTAAAACAAAAGAGTTTAAAGAGTTACGTGATTATATAAGTTCTCATAACTTTTTAGTTTCTGATAGCGGTAAAGTGGAACTACCTGCTAAGTTGAAACAGTGGGAGTTTTCACATAAATATCACATACAATTAGGTATTGGTGGGTTACATTTAAGTCCATCCTCACAAAGTTTTTACAGTGATAAAAAATGGACTTATTTAGATATCGATGTTACAAGTTTTTATCCTACTATGATTATTAAGAATAAGTTTTTAATCAAACATTTAGGTAAATCTTTCTTATCTGTATTAGAAGATTTTTATAACACACGTATATATGAGCTTAAACCTAAATTAGCCACACTTAAAAAAGGTACTAAAGAATACGATGATGCACTAGCTCTCAGTAATGGGTATAAACTAATTCTAAATTCGTTCTTTGGTAAAACAGGTGAGAAGTTTTCAAAACTATATGATCCTAGTGTAATGTTACATACAACACTTACAGGTCAGTTAATACTTCTCATGTATATTGAAACATTAGAATTAGCAGGTTATGAAGTTGTTTATGGAAATACTGATGGGATTACAATTAGAGTTAAACGTAAAGATATTGATAAAGTTAAAAAGATTATTAAAAAGCTTGATGAGAAGTGTAAAGTTACTATGGAGTTTGAAACATTTAAAACAATGCACTTACGTGATGTAAACAGTTTTGTGAACATTACTGAGAGTGGTTATATTAAGGCTAAAGGTGCTTATACACCTCCGTTTATTGATTTTGATGGTAGCATTAACTCTAACTCACTTGATAAGAATATTGATGCTCCTGTAGTGTATGAGGCTGTTAGACAGTTTTTACATAATGGTACACCTCTTGATGTAACAATACGTGAATGTGATGATATACGTCAGTTCTTAGTAGCTAGGCAAGTACGTGGTGGTGGTTTATGGAGTGGTGATATACCTGAGCTGTACCCTGATGATTGGCAAGAGAAGTTAAATTCTAAAAGAGGTCTCACTAAAAAGATTATAAAAGAGCGTGAGAAATTGGAAGCTATGTGGGTTAAAGATAATGGTGTGTATCTTGGAAAGGTAGTACGTTTTTACTATTCAAACTCAGGTGGTCATTCAATTCATTATAAAAGTAATGGAAATAAAGTACCTAAAAGTGATGATGCTAAACCTATGATGGATTTAATTGATACAATACCATCTGATTTAGATTATGATAAATACATTATGTATGCTAAACAAGCATTGGTTGATGTAGGTATAACGACCTGAGAGGATTGTCGAAAAAAGACTCAGTAATATTGCCAATTTTTCAGCTTAGGACTCATTAAGCCGAGTCCTTTGCTAAGAAATTAAGTTAAACAAAAGGTAAAACTTTATATACTACTAATATCTAAACAAAAGGGGGTAATGATGATATTAGTAAATAGGTATCAATTAACACAAATACTTAATCCAAGAATAGCTGACTTGATTATAAATAAGTCTGTTAGAATGGGTATTAAGAAGCATTATAGGAACATTCAAGTACCTAGTAAACAGTTTAAAGGTTGTACTCGAATATTAACAGCTGTTCATTTAGACTTAGATGAAATTGAAACTACCATAAAAAATAGAAAAGATAATAGAACTCATGTTAAAGAGAGTGATGCTAATGTTCTAAAATGGGTTGAAACATTGAAAGAGGCTTTACAATGAGTAATGAAGAAAAACTTATCAGATTAAGTCTAATTGGAACAGTATTGAGTTTTTATAAAGATAAAGAGGTTACTAAGACTATAAATAAGATGAAGAAAAATGTTAGAAAAAGTATGAAGTCTTTATCTAAAACAGTTGGTATGGAAAAAACAGTAAAACTTATCTCAGATATTGACCCATATTGGAAAAATATCTTTGAAAAATATAGTGATGAAAAATTTAGTGCTTCCTCACTTATAATCACTATTTGGAAACCTGAACTACAGAAACATATTAGTCATTCACTATTAGATAAATACTGTGCTAGTGAAGTATTACCATCAGATATAGTTGATATTGAAATGTTCACATACACACTAGGTGATGAGTTTGATGTAATAATAAAGGAAATATTATGAATAGATATGATAAATTTGAACTAGTGTTAATAGCATTTTTAGTTGGTTTTTTAGTTGGTGGTTTTTTAAGCATGGGTATATGGAAGAATAAATGTGATAGTTATGAGACTCAAATAAAGATACATAATGCTACACAATGAGATAAGATATGAAAACTCGTGATATTATAATTGATGCTGACCATATACTTTTTCTAGTAGCTCATTCAAAAACATATCAATCAGGTTTTGATGAGATATTAGATGGTGATGATGATTGGGGTGATGACCCTAAGATTGACATGAAACCGTACAAAGAACATTTTAAATCTATTGTACGTGATTATGTCGAAACAGCTGAGGTTGAAAGTATCTGTTATAATTGGAACATAGGTAAAGTTAGAGTTGTTATCAGCGATAAACGTAATTTCAGATATGATATTTATCCTGAATATAAAGCAAAACGAGCTGAAAAATCTGAGATATTATCAAAGCTTAAAAAATGGGCTATGAAAAAGTACCAAGTAGAACCTAATACTGAGGCTGATGATGTTGTAGCTTATTATGTACGTAAAGGTGGTTTAGGTTTCACAACAGATAAAGATTTATTTGCAGGGGTTGCAGGTATTTGGTTTAATTCACACTATAAACATAGAAGTTGGATTAAAACTTCTGAAAAAGATGCTGAACACTTCTTTAAGATGCAAGTTTTAGCAGGAGACTCTGTAGATGAGATACCGGCTCTCAGTGGTGTTGGTTTACCTACTGCTAAAAAACTACTTGATAAACATGGTGATAGTTGGGATGATATACTGCGAATATATCTTGATAGAGGTTATACAAAAGAGTACATGGTTACAATGACTAGACTTGTTTGTATGTCACAATGGACTCCTAAACATGGAGTTAGATTATGGGAGTTTCCTAATGAGTAAAAAAGCATATAAAGAGCTTCAAAAGAAACTCAAAAACAGATTTAAACCTACAACAAAGGACTATAATATTAATGGTTCAGTTGGTCAATGGGTTGCTCAATCTAATATAAAACCAAAACCTGAACATACTAAAATTATATGTTTGATATTTGGTAGTGTACCTTACTGTTACCAAGAAAGTGACAGGAAAGTTATCTTGAATTACCTTAAAAAACATAAGTATAAGGAGTTTAAACGTGAAAGATTATCTCAATAAAGCTCAACGTAAAGCTTCTAAACAACTTACTAAAAGACTACAAAAGTATGGTATAGCTTGTTTATGGGGGCAAATACGCTCAGGTAAGACTAGAGCATTCTTAGATGCTTCACGAGGTTATAGAACACTTGTCGTTACTAAGAAAGATGCTATGAGTGGTATCTTATCAGAAGCTAAAGAGATTGGTGTAGAAGTTGATGTGATTAACTATCATTCAATTCAAACAAAAAACCCTGATGATTATACTTTGACTATCCTCGATGAGTGTTTTACAGGTGATGTTGAGATACTTACTGAAAAAGGTTGGGTACGTTTTGATAGTTTACAAAAAGATATATCTGTTGCCCAATATGATATTAATACAAAAAATATTGATTTTCAAAAACCTGTTAGATATATAAAAAATAAACATGATGGTGAAATGATTACATTTAAAAGTGATAAATTGATAGACTTGACTACAACACCAAATCACGATTTTATAAGCAATGGTAAAAAATTTAAAGCTAAAGACATGAGCAGTTGTGAAAAATTACCTGTTTGTGGTTATAGTAGTTATTCAGGTGATAATCAACTAACACCTTTTGAAAAACTTATGATTATACATCAAGCTGATGGTAGTTTACAAACTACTTACTCAGGTATTAGAAAAAATGACAAAGTAAGTGGTGTAAAAAATAAAGGTGAATATACATTATCATTTAGTTTTAAAAAAGATAGAAAAATTGATGACTTTTTAAAACTTATGAAACATTTTGATTTTAATGAGGTAAAAGCTACTAGAGGGAGACGTAGATTTTTAGTTTATAATATCAATAGTAGTGCATCAAAAATAATTTCAGACCATTTTGATATTACTAAATTATCACTAAGTAAATGTAGAGCAATCATAGAATATATGGTTAAATGGGATGGTCATGTTATTTCTGATAGTTCTTATTATTATTCTAGTATTATTGAAGATAATGTTGATTTTTATCAAACTGTTGCTATCATGTGTGGATATAAAACAAATAAAACATTACAAGTAGATGATAGAAGTGATACTTTTTCTGATGTTTATAGGTTATTCATTTCTAAACATAAAACTGAAATAGGTACACAATGTATAAAAAAAGAGTATGTAGATTATAAAGGTTATGTATATTGTGTTGAAATGCCTAAAGGTACAGTGATTGTACGTAGGTTAGGTAAAGTAGTTATTACAGGTAATTGCCATCTTTATATATCTCAATCACAACCTAAGACCTCAACTATATGGAAAAATGTTAAAAAGTTTACAGATAGAAAGTTCATCATATACGCAAGTGGTACACCAACCGCTGAGGGTTATGGTGGTCTGTATCACATGATGTCTCTAAGTTCTTGGTCTCCTTTTAGAGAATTTAAGAGATTTACACATTGGTTTCAGTATTATGGTGTACCTGAGAAGATATATCTTGGAACTATTGAAGTAAACTCTTATAAAAAAACTAAGATTAAAAAGATTAAAAAAGCAATCAAACATTTAGTTGTAACACTAACTCGTAAAGACACAGGTCATAAACATGAAGTTAAAGATATATATCTTGACGTTCCTCCAAATAGAGAGCAGTTGAAATTAACTCGTGCTATAAGTAAAGATAGAGTGATTACTAAAAAAGGTATGACTATATTAGCTGATACAGGTAGCAAATATTTACAAAAATTACATCAAATTGCAGGTGGTGTTGCTGTAAATGCTGAACCAAAACCAATACCAAACCCTGATTTTAAACCTGTATCAAAAAAGCATTTTAAAAGCTTTACTAAAGATGAGGTAATTGCTTATGAGAAATCTAAATTTTTATTAATACCTCAAACATATTTCTTAAAAAAAGAGCCACCTAAAGTTAAATATATTAAAGATAATTTTGATGTAGACAATACAATAATTCTATCTTTTTATAAACATGAACAGGAATATTTATCGAAAATTTTTCCTCACACAGGTAGTGTTACTAAATTAAGTACAGGTGTTGATTTAAGCCATTATAAAACAATGGTTGTGTATAGTATGTCATTCAGTGCTTCAAATTATGAACAGGTACGTGGTAGATTAATGAATGTTAATAGAAAAACACCAATGACTTGTAATTATTTAATAACAGGTATTGATGATTATGTTTTAGAAGCTGTTAAAAATAAAAATAACTTTACTGCTAGTTGGTATTATAATACAAAGGATTAAATATGCAAGTTGGAATTTTAAGATATCTTAGAGACAATGGTGAAATAAACACTCGTAAATTAAAAGAAGTGTTTGGGGATGATGTGACTAGACAGTTAGATTTACTAGAAGATAATGAAATCATTGTTGTTACAAAAAGTAGTAAAAAATCAGGAAATTCTTATATGAGAAAGTGTGATTTTGAAGCTAGAAAGTAGCATACAAAGCGATATCATATCGTACTTAAAGAGTCGTCCAAAATCAGACACTTATAAACACCCACCTTATCCTGATGGTACACCTGATATACATCATACTGAAAGAGGTAAGTCTTTTTACTTTGAAGTTAAACGTACAGAAGAAGATAAACCTCGTAAAACTCAAAGATTACGTATGAAAAAGTTGAGAAAAGCTGGAGCTGTTTGCAAAGTTGTTAGAAGTGTTGATGAAGTTGTTTATATACTTTCTAAACATTTAAGTTAAACAAAAGGTAAAACTTCATATACTACTTTATATATAAACTAAAGGAGTGAAAATGATTGAGGAATATTTAGTAACTGATTGTAAAAAGGTTGCAAAATTTATTGAAGATAAAATTGATGTTGAGTATGAGATTGCGCATAACCAACACGAAGTATGTGGTAGTGTAACAGTATTTGATATTGATTATGATGACCATCAACGTATTAGAAAATACATATCAACACATGGTTTATGGAGTGAATGATGACTATTGATTTTACACCAAATATGTTAGAGGAGTTAAAAGTTGCTTGTAAAAGAGCTGAAGTAAATAATAAAGAAGTGTTTGAATTATTTGGAGCTGAGTTCTTAGTATCTTATGCTAAATATGTAATTCAACACTTAGAAACAAGGTTTAAAAATGATAGATAGATTAAAAATGTGGTCAGATAATTGCGGTATTACAGAACAGAAACCTAATAGAATTGATTATGTTGGTAATGTTGTTGGTGAATTAGGTGAGTTCTATGATGCTGTTAGAGATAATGATGAGAATGAGATTGTCGATGCTATAGCTGATATAATTGTATTTTCAATAACTGAGATTTTTAAAGCGTATGTTAATTATCCTGTGATATCAGCTGTATATGAAGATGATGAGCATTATGTAGAATTGATACAAACAATTCAAAATTATGGTTATAACACTAATCGTAATATGTTCATATATTTAGTAACTAAAGAGATAGGTAGTGAAAACAATAGTTATCAATACTTATTCAATACTGTGCAATTATGTTACACAAAATTAGTTGTAATGGGTTATGACATTAGAAAAGTTATGAACGAGGTTGTGCTAGTTCTTGAAAGTCGTGTAGGTGAATGGGATGATGATTTAGGTAAATGGATTAAAGATACAAGTCCTGAAGCTAAAGCTAATTGGTATAAACCTGATTATAGTAAGTGTAAATTATGATTGTAGATATTAAAAATAAAATAGTGCAGTTGTTAGTAGTTGAGGGTGGTTTACCTGTTGGTAAAGCTACTCTTATGAGTAAAGAAGTATTTGAGTTGATAGATTATCTATGTGAAGATAAAAAAATCACAGATGATAAGACAGGTAATTTATTTGAAAATGAAAGTACAGGTGGTTCTTGTAAACACTGTGGTACATTCTATAATAATTTAATGCGTCTATCAGAACATGAAGAAATTTGTAAAGGTTTAAAATGAAAGTTAATAAAATAGAAACACTAAAAAAAATTACATTAAAATCACTTCAAGCTTATTTAGCTGAATGTGTATCAGTTGTACGTGATAAGTCACCAAAGAACGCTGAAAAGTTATGGAACAGACTATTAATTGAAGCTGTTGATGATAAACCATCACGTGTATTTGAGTATATTCCTTGTAAGATATATGTATCAGATTTAGGTGATGATGTTTCTCAACTATTTGGTTTTATTGATAGTGATGGATATTATCGTACAAATGCAAGAGAACTTCTAAGTAATGGTTATACTGTTGATGAAATGTTACGTGTTGTCGATTTCACAAACTATCAGGTATTTAAGTGTGAGACTCCATATTTTATTTATGGTCAAGTATCAACACATACACAACTAACAACAGTTTCACATTCACAAAGATATGCTGATTGTGAACGTGGTTATTGGAAACCTGATGCTGTAAAAATGACTCAAGAGCAATGGGATAAAGGTGTAGGTCATACATGGCGTAGATGGGAGCTTAGACAAGTTATGAAAGATGTTGGTATAACACGCAAAGAAGTATTTGATAGAGGTTCAGATATGTTACAAAATAGAGTGTTTACAATTGGAGGGTATGATAATAACCCTAATGCTTGGCAACACTTCATAAAACAACGTACAGATTTACATACTCAATTAGAGACACGTGAATTTGTTGAAATGATTATGTTTAACGATAGTTAAAAAACTTCCAACCGAAAATACGTACTGCCTTGTAATAGCTATAAGCCCATACTCTGTAGTACGTTCTTTTTAGAAAACTACTCTCATTAGCAATATCTATCTTCATCCATCTATAAAAAGCATCATCAGTTTTATGTCTATCTTCTTCTGTGCCACCACAATAGTATAGTTAGTCGTGATGGTTACATGAAGCATGAAATAAGAACTCAGGTGGATTAATTAACCCACCCTTACCCCCCCACAACCATTACAGTATCTAGCTATCTCATTTTTAGTCAGCTCTTTAAATCTTTTATCACACATTTTATAGTAAGTCACCATCGTAAGGTATTACTTTTTTGAAATTATCCAAGAAGTTTTGGTACTTATACTCATTTGAAATATTATACCCAAAAGTATCACTTAAAACGCTACCATTATAACCACCAAATACAATCATTTCATCATTATATACGATTGCTGTATGGTGATAAAAACCATCAACACCACTTGATGATAATTGAGTCCAAGTATCATTTGTGATATCGTATTCCCATGTGTCGTTTAAATAATTACTACCATCATAACCACCAAATACAATCATTTTGTCATTGTATACGATTGCTGTATGCCCTCGTCTAACAGTAGCCCCACTTGATGATAATTGAGTCCAAGTATCATTTGTGATATCGTATTCCCATGTGTCGTTTAAATAATTACTACCATCATAACCACCAAATACAATCATTTTGTCATCATGTAAGATTGCTGTATGGTGATAAAAACCATCAACACCACTTGATGATAATTGAGTCCAAGTATCATTTGTGATATCGTATTCCCATGTGTCGTTTAAATTACTATTTTTATCATAACCACCAAATATAATCATTTTGTCATTATGTAAGATTGCTGAACTTAAATATCTAGCTGTAGCCCCACTTGATAATTGAGTCCACGCATCATTTGTGATATCATATTCCCATGTGTCGTTATTCACCTCACTACCATTATAACCACCAAATACAATCATCTTACCATTATATATGACTGATACTGAGTTAGACATAGCTATAGCACCACTTGATAATTGAGTCCAAGTATCATTTGTGATATCGTATTCATAGGTAGTGTTAAGCCTATCACTACCATTATAACCACCAAATACAATCATTTTGTCATTGTATACGATTGCTGTATGACTATAATTAGCAATACCACTTGTTAATTGAGTCCATTTTTGAAAATTTGTATCAGCTATTAGCTGAATATCATCTTGGTTACCAAATAGATATTTCGTCTTGTCAAAAACATCAATATTTACTAATTTCTCACACTCAGCAGTAACAGAAACATCACCACCAATAAAATCTGATAAATTACTCATTATGTTAATCTCCAATCACCATTAATATATATTAACTCAGCACTAATATTTTTAGTATCTATTGTCATATCTTCATCTAAACCCATTATGAGTTTACCATTTCTAATAACTACAACAGCATTGACATCAAAAGAACTTTTCACATCAAGAATACAAACTCTATCATTATTTACAGGTTCAGATGGTAATGTGATATTTACACTACCATCACTTGTATCAGTGTAGATAAAATTATTACTTATAGCTGTGTAATTGTCTGAGATACTTGAATATGAATACATACTGTATGTATCATCTGTCTTTAAAAAGTCATCACTATGAAATCCATCTAACATATCAGCATCTAAACCACTATCTTTTCCATCAACAGATTTTATAGCTTCAAGTATTTCGTCAGCAGTTTGGTCAGCTGTAGCTTTTTCTTCTATACCATCTAATTTAGATTTATCACTATCTGACATTACACCTTTTTCAGTAGGTGTTGCTAGAGTGTTAAATGAACCACGAGGTATTTTTTTAGTTTCACCACCTTGAACTATTACTAATAAATCATCATCTGATAAATTTTCAGTACCATCAACTAACTCTGATATTTTCTGATTATCAGCCATTATATAAATCCTTTATAATAAAATTGACCCACCATCTTCAAGTAGTAATTCAGCACTATCCTCTTTCAACAGGACTCCATCTTCTACTGTATCAGGTGGGGTTGATACACCAAAACTGATAAATCGTCTAAACATCAATAACATTATGCTACACCTAACGCAACACTTTCACTGAATGTATATGTTACACCTGAGCATAATACGAATGTAAAAGCCTGTAATAAATTTACACTATTTCCATCGACTGTAAGTGTAACATCAGCTCCAAGTGTAACAAGCATATCATTATCAGGTGTTAATTCAGGACCGCTAGATATAACAGTTCTTATCGTAGGAGCTTGAACAGCTTTGTAATTTTGGTCTAAGGTCATTTTTGGCATCATTAATCCTTTTTAAATATTATAACATAATCTGTATTACGAACATCAATATGCACCCATTCAACACCGAGTTCTATACCTTTTATGTATGGAAATATATGAGGATTGTCTATAATGTAGTTTCTAACCTCCTCAGCACTGTAATGACTAAATACAATATCTACTGCATTTCCTAAAGAATGTTGTGATGTTTCTGAATAATACTCAGATTTAGGTGTACGCCAACCGCTCCATTTTCTACTACCACCCCAAAAATAATTATTAATTGTCATCGTACCAAGATTAAAATGGTCTTTTAGCAAATCAATAGTGATTATCAATTTAGGATTAATGAACTTCCATGACATTTCTTTATAATGTCTATATATATGTTCAGGTACTAATTCATGAGCTTTAAATGATTTACTTACCATTATTTTCTTCTAAAACTGCTTGATGTATAATTGTTTTAATAACAGCTATGTCTTGACGATTTCTATATACAACATCAAGGGTTCTCTGTTGTTTTACATCGTATTTATCTAGTTTTAAAACTATTTCATCAAGTTTCTTATTTACAGTAGGCATAAGGACTTTAACTTCCCTATTACCTAATATTTCACTACCTGCCCATGCAAATATCCCTAACATTATAGGGGCAACGAACATACTTATTAATATGTGTGGTATGGTATGTTTAACTATTGGAGGCATAATCTATCCTTTAAAATTCTTAGCGGACTTTTCCAAGCTTCGTCCTACGACATACCCACCCAAACCTGTTGTTAAAAGTGTCCACATATCAGGAGGTATATCTAATGTAGGTATTATAACATTAAACGCTTCTAAATATGGTACAAAAACATAATTATTAGCTATTATAAATACAAATACTAACATTGTTATTGGTCTCCAAGCTGATGTAATCCAATGTTCACTACCTGCTTCCGTTGAGATTATCTTAGATTGAGCCTTTAAGTACTCACTCTGCAACTTATTAACTTCTTCAAGTAACTTCTGAGGGTCTTCAATCTTCTGACCTGTTATAGCCTCTCTAATACTAGTAAACAAACTACCTACATCATTCAAACTAAAATCAATTAACGACATTTTTTACTCCTCTTGTTATTTAAAATACAGTGAAAAAGAAATTGATAAATCAGATGATATTTTTTCTGAACTAAAAATTTCAATAGGTTCATCACAACTTAATACGTAACTAGGGTACTCTAAAAGGTTAGTCTGTTCAGCACTTGTATAACACAATACTGAGCCATCGTCATTATATAATACAGTATTATTGTTTTCATTAGAGTTGATATAAAAATGTATTTCGAGTTCTACATCAGAAACATACATATCAATAGGTGGTATTATTTTTGCGGAAGCTTCACCTTTAAAAGTTACGAGATAATTATGATACTCAACGTAATCTTCTGGAACATCAGCGTCATATAATATATTATAACTTGATGTTAAATTATAACCAATAACATTACTATTTTGGTCGTATAAATATAATACATCATAATCTAAAATTTTAAAAATACCAAAAAACCTATTAGGATTACATGAACCAATACCCAAACCTCCTGCAATTTCAACACCAACATACCCACTTTGTGTAACTGACTTCAAATTTAGCTGAAGTTCTGTTTCAAAACTAGCATATTTATAATATTCAATAGCTTTTATTTGAATAATAAATTCATTACAATTTACATCATTAGGTATATCAACACTAAATATTGGATTGTTAATATTATCATAAACATTTAAGTAATACTCATTGTCATCATCATACTGCAAGCAATAAGTAGTATATTTATATTTACAATCATTAATATAATTTTCAATAATACATTCTATTGAAGTTGATATATAGTATACTTCATCAGGTATGTATAAAACAGGTTGATTACTTCTAACCATTGTTTCAACATAATAAATTGCACAATCACTCATACAATCATTTTCATTTATAGCCCATACCCATAACTCTAAATCAATACCTTCTAATTGGTTTCCAACATTTAAAGTCACTGTTCCATCATCAGCATTATATACAGCAAACTCACTAGGTCGTTCAAATAACCAACCTACATTATCAGCACTTGTATATACATAATAATCAAGTTCTGTGTTATGATTATCTATTGTATAAGTAATTATATCATTATCTTTTACATAGTATTTCTGTAAAGTTGGATATTTGCCAAATGGATCACTTTCCAATATTTCTAAGTTTTCATATTGAACAGGGTCTTCATCATTTATTTTAGTTAATGACACCTCAGGTAAGTCTAATATTTCACTACAATCTTCATTGTTGCTACCTTGAAATACATCAATAGATGGAATATCAGCTGTAACAGTTATACATTTTTCAGCACCATCAGTACTAACAGTTATACATTTTTCTAAGCTACCATCAGAAAAATTTACACACTTTTCTGACACATCATCTTCAACATAATAATCACTATTAACATCAACGCTTACATACGTTACATGACCCATTTAGTAGCTCAACTTCCCTAAATTAATAGCTACTAAATTACTACCTGCCTTATATAACAAAACAGACATTATTGTAATATTTTCAGTTGTTTTTATCTTTGACTCAATTACAGTATCTAAAACTTTTACTAATGACTCAGTTGAGCTACTCATATCTAACACCTTTTATGGTTTGTAGTAATTTTGGTGGGTTAAATGATAATGTAATCTCTTTTACCAACCAATTAGAACCATTGAATGATATTATGTCATTCTGTCTTAATGATGGTGTAAACACTGTTGTAATATTAACTACTCTTTCAGTATAACCACCTCTTAATAATTCTGATTTAGCTCTAGCGAGTGCTACATTTTCGTCACTTATCAAACTATCTTTAATAATTACTTGCTCTGAACCTATATCATGTGAATATAAGGCTTGAAAACCTTTATACTCAGTACAAACATTAACACTATTGTAAACAGCCATTAAACAACCCCCTCAGCATCTACTTTAATAGTAGCACTATCTTTGATAGAACTAGCATCGATAATGTATACCTTAGCTATTGTAACAGTAACTTCAATTTGACCAAAATTATCAATAACTAAATCACCAAAATCACCTGTTAATGTTGCTCCAAAAATATCACTAATTTCTAAATCAAATAAACTAGCCACATCAATCTTAAATGTAGCAGGTAAATCACACATAACACTATCATCAGGTACAAACTCACCTGTTGCAACACCTGAACAAGTAATTACATCCAAAAGCGTTACAGGATGATTTTCTTGTGGAGCTGGTATAACAACTTCATCAAACGTACTATTAACTGAAATATCTAAAGTACTATTCTCGAATGTATTATCTGTAAATTCAATATAAGGAACTAACCCTGTACCAACATAGCTGTATGAGACACTGTCTAATAATAGACTTCCAAAGTAAATATCATTGATACTATCTATTGGTTTGTCTAAATACAACACATAACTATCTAGATTTTCATCATATATAACTTCACCACTCATTGTCTCAATCTTGCTAACTGTTGTTGATGTTAAATTATCCATAAAATCAGTATCAGTCCAATCAGTAGTATTATATAAGTATTTAATAGTTATTACACCACCACCTGATAAATCTAAAGTTGTATATTGAACTAAATTGGTAGCTCCTTTTTTCTCTACAAAAATAAATGTATAATCTACACCGCTTGATAAATAAACAGTGCCTCCATTTTCATAAGTTAGTGGTGATTTTATATCAGCATAACAATTACCACTATTTATAGTATTGTCAGCATTTATCTCAATAGTTCCTGAACATATACTGCATTCATATTTAATTGAAAAATCTGATGTTTGATAACAATAAACTGTAACTGACAATGTTTTATAACTAACAACTAATTCACCTGAATATTCAGCATTGAACATAACTACATTATATTTATCATATATGATATAATCGCTGAAAGGTTCACCATTTAATGTAATATATTCAATACTATCAATACCACCAAGAGTATTTACAAATGTTGTATCAGTTAATGTAAATGTCTCAACTCTATTTATAGTCAATGGTTTCCTACTATCAATACCATCTATATAATATTTATAACCACTAGATAACGACGGGTTGAATAGAATTTGACCTTTAGACAAATCTTCATCAAAATCTAAAGTAGCTGTAACATCACTGTAAATATCATCAACTACAGGGTTAAATAGAACCTCTTTAGTTAAATTTGACGATGTTCTGTTCTCTGAATAAGCATAACTAAATACTTCACTATCATCAAATGTATGAGCTATTGTAGGTGTTTCAGGGATTATAGCTAACTCGTTCAATTTCAACTCACCATCAACCTCAAAAGCTTCACCACCGATAACTGATACCATATCTAAAATTCTCTCCATTGGAGTTGAAGTTTTAACATAAGTTTGACCTGTAAATGTAATAGTTGGTAAATTGTTTTCATATTGAATTATACCATTACAACAAGACTCAATAAGTTCATCTGATGTTGAATACGAAAACTCAGTATTTGACGGCTTACCATCTGTAAGTACTATTGGTTTACCATAACAGGTTATAGTAACTTTACCTTTATCACTAATATCTTTTTTATCAATGACAAACTCATATATATCATCGGTATTTATAATAATACTTAAAACATCACCACAGTTCACATCAATCAAATTAGTACCTGATAATGTAGCGTTGTTATAACCTTTTCCAATACCCTCAGTAATAGATATCGATGTTGGATATATATCATCAGAACTATTTAAAACTACCCTAACTGTATCATTTCTAATCAAACTAAAATCTCCAATGTAATATAATACTCATCAGAACCATTAAATATAGGCTCGAGTGTGAATGGTTTTTCCAACAAGTTGTTTTTAACATTTATAATTAAACCATCATCAAATAGTATATCATAACTTTCATCATTTATCTCTAAAATTAACTTATCTACTATTTCCTTATTTAGACTAAAGTCACTATCAGTATGTATTGAATATTTCTGACCATACTTTTTCAATCTCTGTATACTTACAACACTATCACCATTTACAGTTAAGCTGTTGGTTTGAATAAACTCTCTTGAAAAATAATTCTTTGACCAATATAAACCTATAGGTAAATCAACACTACCTATTTTAACAACTCGTCTATTTTTAATAGGGTTGGCTATAGAATGGTTTATATTAATGCTTATATAAATTGTATTAACATAGCAAATATCACTAAGTTTAACTTCTAATATATCACACATAATCACTAAACTATTTGATATAGATATATAGCTATTTCTATTGTTTTGCAAATACAATGTAGTTATATTTAAAAATAATGACTGAGGTCTTATCGCATCAACTATTGAACTTTCGCCATAACCTCCTACAAAATTTGGTGTTATAAAAATTATAGGCAATATTGAACTAGATATATACATCATGTAGTACAAACTACACGTTAATGAAATACTATCAACATTAACTGTAACACTACTTGTAATATCATCAATAGTAATGTTTAACACATTCACGTCTGTTTTTATAATTGTCTGAGTACAACCATCATACCCACAGTTGCAAAAAACATCAATATATAACGATGTCTTAACTATAACTATATTATTATCTATAACTAAATCAGGTGTGTTTATTTTACAATAACTGTATAAACTATTAGCCTTAACAAGGTTTAACTCATTTAATACATCAGGTGTAGTTACTGTTATTTTAATAAACTGAGTATTTATATAAAGCGGAAAAGTTATAACTTTTTGAATAGGTTGAGTTATTGTTAAAGAACTTGCATCAACGACACATATAGCAGGTGTGTCAGCTACAAAATAAACATAGGAGGTCATTGACAGTACATCAACGTCACATATAGCATGAGTACCATCTATTAAATAAACAAATGTAGTTATTAATAAACTATCAGCATATATATAACTAAAAGCTGTTGTATTAGGTAATACATTTATAAAATTACTATCAACTTCAACAGTTACACTTAAACCACTATATTCATTCGTATACAAATAATCTAAATCTGTATAACTTAAAACTCTATTGAATAATCTAATACCTTGATGGGCAACACCATAGTAAGGATTTAGTATTTTCCAATCACTAATTTTACTTAAATCAGGAGCTAATACAGTATCATCAAATTCGTAAGTTGCATATAAATTATTACCATTTATATAAACTCGCACTTCACCTGCGTCAATATCAATTATAAATGAATATAATGTCAGTTCGTTTGCATCAAAATCTAATGTACCATCTTCCTGTACTACAACATCACCATTCTCATTGTCTAAACTTACTGAAAATGTACCTCCACCATTTCCATCACCACCACCCTCAAATCTACAATAATTGCCATTTAACGTAAATGAAAAACCTGTACTAAAATATGAACTACTTTCAACATTTTGCCAAATAGATAGTGTTAATGATTGAGAACTATCATCACATACAACTAAATCATTTGGTAATATTTCATTATCATGGTCTGTGTCACTATTATCGTCTAATATTAACTTATTAGCGTCAAGTAATCCATCAGTAAAGGTGTAGTTATTTCTAGCATTAATATAATAAGTGTTAGTTCTATCATATAATGTTTCACTATAATCATCATAATTTTTGAAATCAATTAATAATTTTAGTGAACCATCATCAAAAGGGTCATCAGAGTACATAGAACGCTTATAAGCTGTTACATCAGGACTATTTACAGTTATTGTAGTTGGTATTAAAACATCTTGTGTATATTTACAATCAAATGTTGTAGGTTCATACAATACAATATCTAATGTATCAACAATACTAGATATTTTTACAGTATAACTAAAGATTTTATTGTTTGGTCTTATAATACTAGCTAAACAATAATGGTTTAATGGGAATATATTATCAAAATCTGTTATAATTTTATTGAAAAATCTACCACCGTATATCTTAGTATTTAATGAATATATACCAACCTTATCAATATTATAAATAGGTGTTGCTGATGTTGAGTCACTTAATACTTCAACACCATTTAAGTATAGATGAATATCGCCTGTTTCATAATCTAATGTGCTAGTGAAGTTGCTATAGACATCAAGTAAATCATAATCGTCAGTTGATAAACCTGCATAATGCCAATCATCACCTATAGCTATAAAAGCATAAAATGTTGTATCACCATTATAATAAATACCACTTTTTACATAAACATTATCTTTAGTCTTAGCAAAAGAATAAGCCCAACTATCTTTACCATCATAAAAATAATTATAAGAACTAAATGTTTGTTTTGTTGAAAATAATTTATCATACTGTATACATAACTCAACATTTGAATTTACATCAGACTCAATACCATAACAATTATTTGGAGCTTGAAATAATAGACTTGAAGAAGTATCTAACAACTCATCATTCAATAATATGTCATATCGACCACTATCATCTTTAGTTATTAGATTATTGTTTGTATCAGTTAAAGATAGCGTGATTATTTCACTACTATCTCGTAATACATTTTCGTGAAGCGTACCTGTAGTTATAAAACTATAATCATCTACTGTCATAACTACAAGCCTTTAAAATTAACCTATTCTATACACACCATCTGTATGCCATTGAATAATAAAATCACCTGAAGATGATGTTTTATCTGATACGAAATCAACATAAGCTACTAATGTTGAAGTTGTAGCATCACCACTATCAACATAAATCACAGCACCTCTCGCAGTAATTGTTGAATTTGACCAAACAACATCATCTGCGTCAAAAACTGACCAATCGTTTACATCATCTCTAGTAATTGCTTTATTCGCTAGAGCTTGACCACCTGCAGTATATCCATCACCTGAAACTTCAACACTTAGATTGTCAATATCAGATTTAAAATTATGAGCATCAATGTCAAGTGTGTAATCACTAGTAACTAACATTACTGAAACATTAGCATTAATCCAATCAATAGTTCCTATTTCTTTCTTAAACTCGTTATAAATAGCACTAGCCATTATATTATCCTTTTAATAAGTTGAATGTAACATTATACCATAAAGCCCCATTGTATAAAGGTGTGAATTGTAAAGGTGTTTTTGTATGGTCATAAAAAAATATATCACTACTACCATCTGAATAAGTAACTGTTTTAGCTAAGTCATCAACACCACTCATCAAAGAATTTTTAATAGTATCTGAAACCCATGCGTCAGTTTTTGAATATATTTGAACTTGATTAGTCATAGCACCTTTTGGTTGGATAAACATTACAGTACTACCATCTATTGCTAAAGATGATGTACCAATATAATTATCAATATCAAATTCTGTTGAGATATATAATGGATAATCTAAACTAATTCCATCAAAAGTAACTACTCTTTTCAAAATGAACTCCTTTGTAAATGTTCAGCTAAAGCAATAGCTACATCCTCATCAGCTACAGTTTTATATTTTTCACTACCTAAGTTTAAATTCAACTCAACAGTACCTTTACTATTATCTTTAGTCACACTACCACCGCTATTAAATCTAGGTATATTTACACCACCACCTGCTTGATAACGTGGTAATTTACCTTGATTTATTTGATACATTCTATATAAACCTAAAGATTTTACAGCTTCTTTACGTACTATGAACTCACCTGCTTCAAGTAAAGCTTTTACTTTATCACCACCACCATAACCACTTAATTTACCTGATTTACGTGAATGACCCTCACCATTATCCAAACTGCCACCTGTTTGAAATCTTGGTAAAATCTCACCACCATTTTGATTAGCTTGCATAGTATGTATATATACATACTTATCAACTCTCTTACTCAGCTCATCTTGTAATTGTCTAGCTTTAGCTAAAGCGTTTGCAGTGTCAGCATCTACAGGTTTAATACCTTGTTTCTCTATTTCTCTCTGTAATTCAGATACTTTTGCGTCAGCTTTATCTTTATCAGCTGTTATCTGAGTAATTAACTCGTCAGTGACTACCTCATGTTTCCAAGTTTCAAATTTTTTATCTTCAACAACAGGTTCAACAACAGGTTCTATTTTAGACTTCTCAATTTTATCATAATCTTTTTTTACTTCTGTTGTATCTACACCATCTATTTTAATTTTACGTTGCTTGGTCTCTAAATCTTTTAATTGAGTATCAACTTTAGCCATAGCTGTATCAAATGATGTTAAATCAGGTTCAAATTTAACACCTTTAGCTTTATTCAACATTTGTGTTACAAGTAGTAACATTTGTTTTTGAATATCCATCTGAGCTTTTAATGTTTCTAATTTTAACTTTTCAGCTTCAATAGCTTTTTGATTAGCATCAATTTCTTTTTTCTCTTTAGCTTTAAGCCAATCCATATATTGAACTTGACCATTTTTTACATTAGACTCATATTCTCGTAAAGTACTCTGTCTAGTTTTTTGAACAGACTCAATCTCTTTCTTTTCCAACTGATGAGTTTCTGAGTTATATTGAGAAACCTCTTTTTTAATTGAAATCTCATCACCTGCACCAACTTCAATAAGGTTCATATACTCATCATAATACTTTTTAGAGATTTCAAGATTACCTTTTTCTAAATACTCTTTAGATTTAGCTAAAGCTTCACCTGCTCGTTTTTGAGCATCATTATATTTCTGGTAATCATTTAAACCTTTATTCCTAGCATTAGCAAGTTTCTGTTCAATAGATATACTATAAGATATACGCTCATCTGCATATTTTTTACGAATTTGAGCAGTTTTAGCTTCTAATTCAGCAATTTTAGCATAGTAACGTTCCTCTTTAGTTGTCATACTACTTAGTGTAGTTTCTAATGATTTTTTACGAGACTCTAAATTTGTTATAGATTTAGCTAATGCCTTTTTTTGAACAGGCTCTAATTCTTCTAATTTATTTTTCAACCCACCCGCTGAATTACTTTCATCTTTTAATGTATTAGATAACTCATTACCTCTATCTTTTAAAGCCTTGGTTGCTAAATCTGCATTTTTTAACTCTTTTTCAAGTGAGTTTATTTCAGTTTTTAAAGTTTCAATCTTATCATTGTCTCTAAATAAGAAAAACCTATCTTCTTCACTAGCTAATTCTTTTTTTAATTTATTTATCTTATACTTAGTAGCGTCACTTTCATCGGCTAGAGCTTTAAGAGTAACTCTTAAACCCTCAGCATCCATTACATCCTTACCTGCAAAAGCACCATCTACCAAATCATATAAATTATAAAATGACTTATTAAAATCTTCTGTTGATTTTCTCATATCATCAACACTAGCTTGCATAGAAGTTAAAGCTACATCAATAGCTATCAAACCTGCTGTTAAAGCTAATAGATAAGGGTTTGTACTAAATAATAATGATAAAGCACTTCTCAACGCTACAATAGCAGGTATCACCTTACTTCTAAGTTTATATACAACAGTAGCTAATATTGCAATCCAACCTGTACTAATTCCTGTTAAATTTGATATAGATTGAGTTATACTTGCAACACCTATCAACATTGTTGCAATAGCTTCTGATAAAGATTTTATAAAATCAATAATATCTTTAACATTGTTAGCAAAACCTTTAATATCAGCATCATTCAGATTTCTAATACCCTGAGTCATGTTAAACAGCATTTCTTCTAATGTTGGTGTTAAAACAGTACCTATTTTAATAGCTAATGTTTCTAAAGCACTCATCAATGCTAAATAAGAACCTTTTAAATCTTGTTGTAGTTTTCTAGCCATCTCACCAGCAGTGCCAAATGAACCTTTTAATTTATCTACATTTGAACTTATTTTATCAATATTATTCATTAAAACTAATGTAGTAGCTTTAGCTTCTGACCCTACAATTTGACCTAATTTAATATTACGTTGTTGCTCAGGTAATTTAGCTAAAGCATCTTTTAATAATATTAATTGTTGTTTAAATTGTAATAGTTTTCCATTTGCATCAAACATTGAGATACCAAGTTCATCAATATACTTTTTAGCTTCTTTATTACCTGCTAATCTAGACATTAATATTTTTAACTGAGTACCTGCTTCTGACCTTTTACGACCTGCATCAGCCATAACCATTAATGAGGCTGTAGTTTCTTCCATAGATATACCAAATGCTGTAGCTACTGAACCTACTTTCTCATAAGCATCACCTAAGTCCTCAACTGTTTGAGCTGAGTTTGATGCCGATACTGCCATAATATCAGTTATTTGAGCTACATCATCAGCTTCTTTATTAAAAGAACCCATAGTACGTACAGCGATTAATGACGCATCATTTAAACTTAACATACCTATTGTTGCTAAATCTAAAGTTGAACTTATAGCGGATAATTGCTCATCTGAACTTAAACCTGCCATTGCTAAAGAATTTAAACCATCAGCGACTTGTGAAGCACTAAATATTGTAGTTTCACCTAACTCCATAGCTTTGTCAGTTAAAGCCTGTAATTCAACACCTGTAGCACCTGAAATAACACCTAATCTATTAATACTATGCTCAAACTCAGCAAAAGTTCTAATAGTTGTATTTAACCCCTCAAAAGTACCATAAATAACAGCCAATTTACCAACATGGGTAGCTAATTGAGTAAAACTACGACTCATCTGTTTTACTTGATTATCCATAGCTTTAAAATTTTTCTCAGTCTTTTTTAACTTGTTTAACTCTTTATTTAACCTATTTATCTCACTTAAAGCTTGTTCAGTTTTAGCCCTAATCTCTATTTCTATCTTACGCTCAGTCTGTGCCATTTTTACAACCTCATCATTTCTTTCATCTGAGCTTCATGGTCTACTTCAATAACTTTTTTAGAAGTTTTTTCATCAAGTTTCATAAACTCATCAAATTCTTTTTGCTCTAATTTAGATAATCTATTCGATAAACTATTATAACGTATTTGCTCTGAAATATAAGTGTCTAATTCATCTAAACATATTTCAAAGAAATTCATCCTATAGTTTAAAACATTAACATGACCATTTCTTATCAGTTTAGCACCTAGATATTTTAAGCTTTTTTTTTATCTTCTTCTTGTGATTGTTCACCACTATCTATTTCTTTTAAAGTACCATCTTCATTATATAAATTTGGGTAAGTTAGTTGTAAAATAGTATTATAAACCTCTTGTACTTCACTTCTACGTAAAGATAAGACCTCATCTTCTGATAAATCAGTACCATCTTCAACAACACCTAACATAGTCTCAGTTATAGAACCTGACTCAACACCAACCATATAACCATAAGTTAAGTCATAACATTTAACTTCTCTATCTGATAATTTTACAATTTTAACATTAGGTATCATTAATATCCTTTATAAATTTAATAACACCCTCCTAAGAGAGTGCTATAAATCTACACTAACTCAGTAGCTTCAATTTTAAAGAGTTTTGAAACGTTATTGCCTGTGATTAAATCACTAGCTAGTAATGCACCCTCAAATGAAATTTTTGAGAACTCATCCGCTGATTTAAGAGCATAATCACCAGACGCTAAAATAGAAACTTTATGGAAAGTATAAGTATATGCTAAACCATTTGCAGGGTTAGAAACAAAACGTAATTTACCCTCTAACTTACTATTCATAAAAGCTTCAATACGAATATCATTATAAGCTTCATTATCAAAAGTAACGTGAAGTGTATCATTTACAGCAATAGTACCACCGCTAGACAGTACTGTAATAGTACCAGTATCACCATCAACACTATAATCAACACCCTCAACATAAGTTGTTGCATCAGTATCATCTTTTACAACAACATTTGAAATATGTTTAACACCTACATATAAAGCTTTATCAAAAGCACTTACAACTAAATCAGTTGTAGTTCCTGTAGACGCAGGAATAAGTGTTACAAACTTATCACCTAGTGTTGATTTTTCAAGCATATCAGGTGAAATCTCAACTGACTCAATAGTCAATTTACCTGTAACTTTCTTTAAAATACTTAAATCTTCAAAAGTTGTACTACCCTCAGTATTGTCGTGAGTAATTGTTTCAACTTCTGATGAAAAACTAACATTTTCTGTTTGACCAAAAGCTGTTTCAGTACCATAAACACCATCAACTAGAGGCGTAAAAAATAACTCACCACCACCTGTATTATAATATTTGCTTTGTGCTGACATAAAAGTCTCCTATGAAATTTGTTTAGGCATAATTTCAGCCTCGAAATATAAGTACTCAATATTCAAATCATTTTGTAAATTTATATCTGAACCGACAAAATAAAATGACATATCATTACTAACACATTCTGCAATAAGACCATCAAGTAATTTTTCATTACCTGCTGAAACAATTAATGCAAATCTAACTAATCTTTTAATACTTTTACTAGGGTTTATAACAGTACGTTGTACTATAACAACTCTAGGTGAAACTTCACCAAGTTCTTTACTCTTAGTTATAAGTTTCTCAGTAACTTCAATTTCAGTTAAATTTACATTTATCATCTATTACACCTTTTGCAAAAATAAATTTTGAACAGTAAAATGCTCATCAGGTTCATTATCAACAACACCATATAATACACCATCAATCTCAATAGTATCTGATTGCATTACAGTTGGTACATCACTATAAGCGCATATTACATGACTATATAATGTTTCCATCTTATCAAGTGAGTCTTTAAAGAACTGAACTGATATAGCTTTACTTTCGTTATTAGAAATATAAATAGCCTCAACTGAAAACTCTTGAAGAAACACGTCTTTCACATCATCAGTTAAAACACTATTAAAATCTAATAACGACATTTATCTATCCAATCTTAACTAAAACTGTACCATCAGCACCCGCTACTTTTTCTGAAAGAATAAGACCTGCTGTTACTGTACCTGTTGAGATAACCACTTTGTTATCAACATCCCATAGTGCTGTATCACCTATAGAAAAACCCTCTGTAGTATCGGCAGGTAACTCATATACACCAACCAATTCAACTGAAATATCTTCACCTGTTAAACCCTCTGTTTGAGCTACTCCGATATTAGTAGTTCCAAAAGGTACTACATCACGTAAAGATACATCTGATGGAGCAGGGATAATTACTACATTTCCATCTAAAACTTTAAAAACTGCCATTATAATCTCCTTAATTGATTATGTCAAAGTAACCTTATTGGTTACCTTGATACATTCCTCTGTAATCTTCTACAACAAAACCGATATCAAATACACCCTCAAATACAGTTCTAACAACTGAACTTTCAGACATTTTAACAACAGGTCTTCTGTTTGTACCTGCAAGATAACCTACTTTAATAGTACGTCTGTCTGCAAGAAGATACCACTCTGTTGACGATGCAAGTTCAGCATCAACAATGAGTTGTAAGTTCATATCTTGAACAACATTAACAACACCATCATTTGTAGCGTCAAGTTTAGTTGTTGAGAATAACAACTCACGAGCTGTTTGCTCTAATTCAGGAGCAACAACTAAATAACGAGGTGAAATATTCAATGGTGTTTTACCATCAATACCTTTTTGCTTACGCATTGCAACTCTACCTGCTGATAAAGCCTCAGCACTAAGAGCGTTTGATGCAATGTTACCATGGTCTGTTGAAAATACAGCTGTTCCATCTGACATTTTATAGTTAGCAAAATCACCTGCACCACGTAAAAGGTCATAAGTAAGACCATTGAATGTAGTCACTGCCATTGAAGCAAATAGTGAAAGCATATCAGTAAATGCACCTAAGTCATCATTGATAATCATTTCACGTGTAAGTACAAATTTGTTACCAAAAGACTCTAGTTTCCAAGTTTCAGCACTTTCAGACATACTAAGTTCTTTAAGGTCTCCATTTTCAAGAGTACGTGATAATCTACCACCTTGACCTTTTACAATATCAGTATTTGTGCGGAAATCAGGAACATCAACTTGTTTAACAAACATACCAGCTGTTGCCATTTGAGCTTCAAATTCAGACTCTAGTACACGATTACCCGCACTTAACAGTAATAGAGGAAAATCACCTGATAACATTGAACGTTCAGCTACTTCAACAGGGTTAAAACTTCTCTCATTTTCAGGAAGTAAAAGGTTTGCCAACTGAGCAAGTGGAGCATTTCGATATTTATGAGCATCTTTATGAGCATCTTTAAGTGACCCACGACCTAATCTTAAAGCTAAACCATCAACAACAGCTTTTTTAAGCTCATCTTTAGAGTTTTGCTCACGCTCTAGTGTTTTAAAACCCTCAGTATCACTTACTTTCATATCAAGAATTGCATCACGAACAGCATCAATAGTCATTTTACTATCTTCAATCCAAGCACGTTCTTTGTCTGCACTAACACCATGTTTTGTAGCTAATACTCTAACCTCAGCTTGACGCTTTAGTTCAATATTTTCTTGACGTAAATTCTCAGCTTCACGTTCTTTTTCAGCTGAAATCTCAGCATCACGTTTTGACATTAGCACTTTAAGTTCAACATTTTCTGCTTCACTACGCTCTTGCATTTTTTCTAACGCATCAAGTCTTTGTTTCATTTCTTCATTCATTTCTGAACTCCTATCAACATAATTTTCTTCTTCTGAACGTTTTTTAGCACCACTATCAAAACCTATCCCAACAGCGGAAACTTCAAAAATATCAAAGTCAGTAACGGTTACGTTATCCCGTTCATTCTCAGCACCTTTTTCAACTCTGTAGTCTTTAATCTCATAACCGATAGACACATCAGTTAAAATTCCATCAGTATATTTAGAATAAACTCGTTGCGAGTCTTCATCACTACCAAAAGTAACATCACCAATAAGTTGCCCATCTTCAACACGTACATTATCAATCTTACCTACAGCACTATCAACACTACGTGAATGGTCTTTGAAAAAAGTATTTAAACGCTCTACCGATGCACCATTTACATCAAGTATTTCATTATAATACTCACCACTACCCCAATCGAAACGAACACCTGCGTTGTCATTACTAACAAACACAAAAGACAAAGTGTTACTGTTATCGTTTGCTCTATTGCTAACACTAACTGAAACAGCTCTAATTCTATGTGTATTACGTAATGCTTCACGCTTATTAATCTTAGGCATTGTTTACTCCTTTGTCATTAGATGACTCACTACCTGTTATATTTTCATCATAATCTGTTTTACCATTATCATTACCACCTGTCATAAGACTAGCTTCAATTAATGAAAAATCAGGGACTCCATATTTTTCTTTTAAAGCCTGTTCCTGAGCTTTTTTCTGTAATATCTGCTCATAATCTTGACCCTCTGAATTAGCAACATCAGTTTCAGTTGTCAAATTTAGCTTAATTTTTTTCTCAATAGCAGTAATCTCTTTAAGAGGGTCTACTAAATCTCGTTTAGGCATAATCCATTTAGGTTTAGTCCATTTTTCAGGTGTTTTTTCAAACCCATTTGCTTTTAACCTACCTAATAGAATTTCAGTCTCTAACCATGTTGAAAAAATATCATTTAATATATAATCAACCAAATGAGTCTGTTCTAAATCAAAACGTTTAAAATCTTGTAATAAAGATGCTCTACTTGATGCAAAATTAACCTTAGAATAGTCTCTAAATGACAACTCATAACTAACTTTCCTAGCAGTTGCTATCAATCTAATAGTATTTTCACTAAATTGAACATAATCTGTAGCAACACTATCAGGGTCTAATTTAGTAATATCCTCATTATCATTAAGGTATAAAACAGACACACCATTTATTTGTTGTATCTTTTTGTCGAAATCTGCACCATAAGGTTGACCTGCTGATGTATTATGTTTAACAGCATACGCAATGTTAGCTCTAGCCCTAGCTCCTTGAATAGAAGCTGTTTGAAACGCTGAAAAGTTCTTTATATCTAAAATAGCCTGTTTATACTCAGATATACCACGATATTGAGTTGGTCTTTCAGCCATGAAATAATTTATGATGTATTTAGCATTGATTGTATAACTTTTATTATTACCATCTAAAAAATGATATTTTATAGGTACTCCAACACTATCCAACTCAATACCACCATCAGTTCTATTACTATCTAAAAAATCAGCCTCAATTAGTTGTAATTTTAAACCATCTTTAGTAACTCTTTTATAAATAAAAATCTCACCATCAACCAAACGACTTTTTAAAATCATACGTTGCATTGTAGGAAATGTAAACCTACCTGTAGAGTCACACTTTTTAGAACTATTTGACCAAGCTAACCAAGCCTTTTCAACGTCATTATCAAACTTTGACTTACCTGTTATCGATTGTAAACCAATACCTATCCCTATAACATTATTTATAATAGCGTTATCAATATTATCCATAATAGCATTATTTGCCGACAACCATCTTGCTCTAGCTCTAAGTCTATCTCTATCAGGTGAAGCAGTTGCTTCAAAATCACTATTTGCATTCCAAAAATCTTTATTAACAGCGGTTATTTTACCACCCTCATAAAAACCTCGCTTATAAGCAAAATCAACATATTTAATAGCTACAGTTCTAGCTAAATTATCAATTAAAGTTAAAGGGTTCAAAGTCATTCAAAACTCACTTGTACTGACCCACGAGTTACTTTTGAACCTGCTATAACATCACCCTCATTAGCTAGTTTTTGCGATAAAAAATCTTCTCGCTTATGTAACCATTCCAAGTCAGCTTTTTGCATTACTCGACCATTAATTTCATATCTTTGACTAGATAATACTGCTGTAATAGCTTCTTGAACTTCTGCTAACTGCTGACCCCAAGTTTTTAATGTTACTGCCATATTATCTAATCCTTTTTAATAAAACTAACAAAAGTATAACATAATATAACAAAATAAGTCAAAATTCATCTAAATATGATGATGGCTCTATATATGTATTAGTTTTTCTAGAAGCACTAACTGTTTTAACTTTATCCATTTCACCTATATACAGAACAGGTTTAGGTAATCTATTCACATCAATTTTAGCAACAGTTAGTGTAGCCATTGCATACACTCTACAATCCAAAGCTTCATTACGCAATCTTACTTTAACATATCTACCTTTATCATCACGTTTCTCAGCTGTTAGCATTTTAAAGTACTTATCATTATATACAGGTTTATTTGGAAAATGGCAATAGTTGTGACCATGTTCTGTTATAGCTAATCTAGCATAAAAATCATCTTTTAAAGCATTTACACCTATTGTAAATAGTGTTAAATCATTAGCTCTCATATTATCAACTGTTTTACTTGTAATTGGAGCATTAACTTGGTTATGACCTTTAAACGCAAAAACTAACTGAGTAGCTCTATGTTTACAGTAGTCATACATTGTTTTAGTTCTATGACCACCTGTATCAATACCTTTAGCATATATTTTCATCAATGTGCCATCTTCTCTCTCAAAAGTACGATTAATATATTCATCTAAAGCCTCTTTAGTTTCATCAAATTGTGGGTCACCTGCTATAACCTTGTAATCAATACTCCAAGTCTCACCATTCTTACCATGCCCTAAAACTTCTATTTCAAACCTGTCATCTTGTGTATCAATACCTGCGGTTAATATATAAACTTCATTTGGAACTTCACATTCATAATCTTCAACCCTCTCATGATGGTTTGTTATTTCAACACCATCTAATTTAGGCTTCCAAGCTCTAGCATCTCTAGTATTAGCCCATACCTGCATCAACCTATCATCACCTGTTAGCATTAGTTTATGAGCCTTTATAAACTCATCAGCAACCTCATTCCAAGATAACCAACCAACAGGTGAATATAACGAACTTAATTTATAACCTCTATGTTGATGCCCTGCATTTCTAGGTATCCATTTTCCATCTAACATCATATTTGTTTTCTTATATTCAGGTATCATCGCTCCGCAGTGAGGGCAACCACACAAAACATCACCATCTAACCTACCTTTTTCATCAACCTTATAGTGCATATACTCCCATTTATAAGGAAAATACTGATTACATTCAGGGCAAGGCATCTCATATTCTCGTTGGTCTGAGTCTTCAAACTCTGTCTCAATACTAGATTGACTAGCTATCGTAGGTGTTGAGTTTATGTATATTTTTTTATTAGCAAAAGCATCAGCACGAGCTTTACCAAGTTCCATAACATCACCCTCACCAAACGTACCATAACCATCAACATCATCAAGTATTACTACACGAGCTGAGAATGAACGAAATGAACTTGTTGAGTTTGACCAACCAAATGTTAAGTTACCACCTGCTACAGCCTTTGAAAACACTTCACCAACATCATCTTTACTTTTACCACCTATCACTTTTTTAGCAAGATGAGGTATGGCTTTTATAGATGGGGTTATCCTACGTCTTGATGTACCTTTAGCTAGTGTTTCAGTAGGTAATATATACAATATAGGGCATGGGTATAAGTCTAGATAACACATAGCTATATTATCTGCTATAGATGAAAACCCTAACTGAGTTCCTTTTATCACCTTAACTTGTTGTGTTGAACTTGTTGGTGACATTTCATCCATGATTTCACGTAAATATGGAGTTCTATCAGTTCGCCAACGACCTGCTTCTGCTGAAGCCTCACTAGTGAGTATTCTAAATGTATCTGACCATTCACTGACTGTTAAACGAGGGTCTGGTTTAAAACCATTCATACACCCTAATGTTATAGGATTAATGTTCTTTGACATAGAAGCTTTCCTCACTAAAACCATCTAATAATATCTCAAACTCTTTAAATAAAAGTTCTTTAATTTGATGAGCATCTGATATTGATGATAATTCACTTGATAATCGTTCAGGGATTGTTAATAATTTATCTCTAATTGCTCTAGCTGTCTCAAAAGCCTTATTCTCAACTTTATCTCGTTCAATAAGCTCACCCATAAGTTTCTCATATTTTATTTTCTCAATCTTACCTTGATAAATAGTCTTATAAATATTAGCGTCTGTAACTGTAGGTTTCTCACCTAGTTCGTGTACCACTTGCTCACCATACTGCTGTTGTGTTTGACCTTTTTCAGGAGGTTTTATATTATCAAGCTTCTCAATAATACGTTCTCTATGTTTCTCTTTTTTAGACTTGTTTTTTGATTTTTTAGATTTTGGTGGTTGCATATCTCTAAAACCTTTTTGACCTATACCTGCTTTTAACATAGCCTCTTTTACTTCACTATAGATATATTTTTTAGTTTTAGAACCCTCTATATAGTGATAAGGTATTTGACCACGACTTACTGCCTCAAGGAATGTAGGCTTTGAAATAATTGCTATCTTTTTATCTACTACTTTTTTAACTATGTCTTGTAAACTTAAATATTTAGCCATTAGTTGTAACCTTTTTTAAACAAAGTATAACATAATATAACTTTTTGTAAAACCTGTCAATCAAAATAAGGGGCTTTAAATTTTTAAAATTATTTAGTTTCCGGAGCTAGCCCCCTTATTCATAATGATTATCATTTATAGTACCTTGTTATTAACTGTTATGGTTAAATAACGTTAAATAACTAAAACAGTTATTGTTAAATAACGTTAAATAACTAAAACAGTTATTGTTAAAAACAGTTATGATTAAATAACGTTAAATAACACGCTGTTAAATAACGTTATTTAACTAAAACAGTTTATAACATTTACTTGTTATATAGTGTTATATCTTATATGATTAAAATATAATCAACTGAATTTATTATATAATGTTATTAAATATTATAAAAAGAATTTTGAAATTTGTATATTTTAGATTTATTCAAAGCTGTATTTTTATACTTTTTAGCTGTAGTTGTAGTGAGCTGTAGTTGTAGTGAGCTGTAGTTGTAGTGAGCTATAGTTGTAGTGAGCTGTAGTTGTAGTGAGCTGTAGTTGTAGTGAGCTGTAGTTGTAGTGAGCTGTAGTTGTAGTGAGCTGTAGTTGTAGTGAGCTGTAGTTGTAGTGAGCTGTAGTTGTA